CCCAACTATTTAACGTCCTGTGGTGACTAAGTGACTACTAATATCACTGATAATAATTAAGGGAGGCCACAGTACCTTCCAGAGACAATTCAGTTAAAGGCTCACTGACCCTAACCTTATTATCTATGACAGGCACAGTCCTCCTATTAATCGATTTACCAACACTACCGGCACTATCACCGACATAATTTCTATTATCCTTATTATCATAATAATAGTCCATCAACTGAAAACGGTGTCCTTGTTTATGGTTGAAAATAATATCAACCAAGACACTTGTATGAGTAGCATATATATCTTCAATAACATCACACTCATCAATAAAATCATCGATATCGGTACTAGTTATACCGTATCTATTCCAAAGACACTCCTCAAATGAAGTGTTACAATCGAGCACTCGATATTCCTTACGATTGATATGCTTGGCATCCTTCTCTTGCCTCAAATGCTTAAAGGATATACCATACTCATTGTTAGCCAGTATACGATTCCACATCCTCAAAATGGCATCGTAAATTCTAATCCCTCTACCCCAATAATTAAGATCCATGATATCCGCATATAATAACTCATAGTTAACATATCTTTCCTTATGATAATTATTTGCATCATTGGATCTGGTGTAGGGTGTTAATTGAAGAAATCTATCAAGCTTCCTGACCATCTTTATATTACCTTCTTCACTCCTGACAAAATGTGCTGATATAAATTCTGCTTTTTCAAAGCTGTCAAACACTTCAAACTTCTTGGCCAGTTGACCTAGACCGTGAGTAAGAATTTCCATTCTATTAGATGGTGGCACTGCATAAACATATTTGTAGCACGCTTCAACAAAGGCCTTACGTTTATCTTTTGTAATAATCATAATCATATCATCGCCTATAGTCATACAATTATAATCTTTACCTTTAACTAGTTCTAAGATATGTGCTACATACTCTACGTAAGCTGCTGATCTACCAGAATTCCCATCCGAAGTACTCATCTGTCCCGAAAAAGTTGTGCCATGCTGCACATAAGCTCCATACGATCCATATGCAATGGCTACATGCTGAGCTATTAAATCTTTAAGCACATCCACGTCAACCCAATTAATCAAATCAGGCCGAGCTTCAATTATTGCCTTATATAACTGTTCATCTATTAACTGTTTAAGTATTAGATGTTGAGTTGAATCAAATGCTGATCCATCAGCACATATGATTTCAAAATCACCTTCAATGTCTAACTCCCAAGTTTCAAAGATTTCCGAAAGCTCCTGAAATGATTTACCACAACCGTACGCTGACTCACAGCTCTTCCTGAGCATACTGACAAAATCAATAAAAGGACCCAGAAGGGCTTTCTTTACATCATCCTCTTCTGTTACATTACGAGCCTTCATCTTTACTTCAGATTCCTTGTGATCAATAAATATCTTCTCATCAAGTTTGGTGTGGTTCTTAAATTTAATCTCATACTTTTCGGTTTGGATGCCTCCACTATATCTCTGATATGCATCCAAATATAATTGTCTTTTGCCCGGATCTTTTGAATTAAGCCAGCTGAGATAGTCTATTTTAAAATCACTATTAAGGGATTCATAAACCATAACAGGTATTTTATAATCTTTATACCATTTAGCAAAATGGTCGACTCTATCCAAATCAGGCTTAATATTACAGGCTAACTGTCTATAAACAGACTCAGTATATGTGAGATTGCATTTATGTATTGAATAAGGCATATTAGAACAGGTCTGGCCTACGAAAATGGGTGATTTCTGCTTCAACATATTAGTATGACTAACACAATCGCACTTAGGCAATTGCTGTCCAAAATAACCACAAGCATGCAGTTCCTTATTTGCA